TTGATGTCGATATCCGGCGCGTTCGGATATTTTTCGGTCACGAGCACTTCGAAATTCGCCGGGACGCTATCCATCGATCGTGTGACCTGGACCCGCTGCCAGCCCACCCAATTGACGTTGCCGATCGTCAGCGTGAGGTCGTCGCCGCCGGCGGGCGGGTCCGGCTTGTACGCGGTCGAGGCGGTCGGATTGTTGTCCGGCGCCTGGGCGGTGACGTCGACGTCGTCGAGGGTCGTCGACGGGGTGTCGGCCATTATCGCGATAGCGCCGGAAACGAGAGGGGCAGGAACAGCGGATGCGGCGCGTCCGCCGCGGCGACGAGCTCGGGCTCGCGACTGGTGTCCTGATAGAGCTCCCAGGCCTCGGCGAGCGACGGCATCGATACCAGCGTCTGGACCTCGATCAGCGCGGGGAGGTTCGCGCCGCGGGCGGCGAGATCAATCGCGACGGCGACGCGCAGATTGCGGAGCGCGGAATAGGTCTGGTCGTCGCCGGCGTCCGCGGCGCGCGTCGCGACGGCATCGATCGCCGAGCACACGATCGAGCGGAGCGACAAGGCGTCCTGGTAGCTGATCGGCCTGTAGTCGGCGCACGCCGAGGTGAGGGCGGCGATCGCGGCGCAGTGGAGGTTGCGGACGATCGCGGCTTGCTGTTTCGCGACGGCGGCGGCGAGCGGTCCGCCGCCAAACACCGGGGGCGGCTCCCAGGTGCAGAGCGGGAGCAACAGACGCACCGCGTCGGCGGGATCGGTCGTAGCCGCGGCCAGGGCGGTCGCCAGTTGCGTTGAAGCTGTGGCGAAGGCATCGGAGGCGGCGGACATCTTCCGGCCCCTACAGCGCCCGCGCCGCGCCCTGCAGCGCATCGGCCGCGGCGAGCACGGCCTGTCGGGTGTTGATCGCGGTCGACAGCACCGAGGAAACGGTCGCCGTCTCGGGTAGCAGCGTCGACATCCGGCCATTCGCATAGCGCCCGTACAGACCGACGAGGCCGGCCACGGCGTTGAGCGCGCGCGTCGGATCGTTGACCGCATCGACCGCGACCCGGGCGAAATCCGACACGGCGTTGACCGGCATCGTCGCGAGCGGCGGCAGGCCCGCAAGGTTGTTGGCGAGCGCGGTCGCGGACGTGGTGTTAAGCGTGCCGGCGAGCGACTTCACCGCCTCGCCAGTCGCGGAGCTCGACGAGGGCGCAAGTGCCGCCGACGCGGCGTCGATGAATTCGAGCTCGACCTCGACATAGCGTCCGCGATCGCGCCGCTCGGTCGTCGTGAAATCGAGCAACACGACCTGGATCGCGCCGAGGATCGGGTGCACGAGCGTCCCCGCACCGGCTTCCTCACAGGCGGCGATCATCGCGCGCTTTTGCGAGTAGACGTCATCACCGACGAGGAACGCGCTTACCTGATAGCGACGCGGCAGCTTACCCAGATCCTCCGGCCAGACCGTGTCACGGTACGGGTACTCGTGCAGAGCGACGCGGCGGCCGGCCTTCGTCGGTGTCGTATCCATGACGAAAGCGACGCCCCGCCACGATCCGGGCTGGAGTTGTTGCCACCACGTCCCCGCGGTCCATGACGTGTCGGTCGTCTCGATCGGCGTCGGGGCGGCGGTGCCGATCGGGTTGAGCGGCGGCGCGGCGCTCATATCTGCCCGAATTGCTGATGTTCGACGCGCGGCGCGCCGAGGGTGAGGCCGGTCCCATAGGCTGTCGCGGCGACCGAGACATCGGCGGGCGCGTTCTTGTGGGTGACGGTCACGTCAACGCCGCCATTCGGCGTCCCGCCGCCAGCGACGAGGTTTCCGGCAGCCCCCTTGGCTTCGGCGATCGCGAGCTCCTGGGAGCGGCGCGCGGTGACATCCGACCGCCAGCGTGTGCCCGGAATGTTGAGCAGTTCGCCGTTCGGGCCGATCGAGTTCGACGAAATTTCCTCGACGTCCCCCGGTTTGTGTCCGGGCGTATTGAGCCAGGTCCGCCCGGTCGACACGCCCACGTGCTTGAGATTGGTGTTTAGCAGCACATCGCCTTTCTGGATTTGGTCCTTCGCGACTTCCTGCCCCCAGGTCGCGAACGATGCGGCCATCAGGTTCTTGCCGCCCCCAGGTCCGACGATGCCCAGGTGCCGCAGGTATGATTGGGTGAACTCCGCGCACCACAGGCCGAGGTCGGGATCGCGCGCGATCTTGCCATTCGGATCGCGGAGGAATTCGCGGACCGCCGCACCTCGAGTGCCGGCGAGCGCGACCATCTGATCGACGACGCCGGCTGCGGCGCCACCGCCCGGTGTGTTCGGCGCGCTCGCCATCGTGTTAGGCGTCGGAGCGGTCGGGCCAGGAACCGCCGTCGGCGGCGGCATGGTGGCTTGCCGCTGCGAGTAATAGCTCATGACCTTGTCGGAATAGCCGGGGTTGCGGTCCGGCGAGCTCGTCGAGCCGTTGGCGTAGGCATAGGCGACCTTTTGCGGATCGCCCCCGTACTTCTTCCACAGTTTGTCGATGAGGCGATCGCTGACTCGGCGGTTGTCCTCCGGGTTGTCGATCCGCTCGCCGGGTAGCTTATTTTCGTCGAACGTGGCGGGCATCATCTGGCGCGGGCCGGTGGCGGAGTGCCCCGGCGTCGGCGCGTTGTTGTAGTAGCCCCCAGGTCCACCGCGTTCGGTGTCCTCGATCGCCTGTTTGAACGCGGCGGGAGCGCCGCCGGCGGCGCTCTGCGGCCCCGGCGCGGGTGTTGGTGTCGGTGCTGGTGTCGGTGCAGCGGCGCCACCTGCAGGCGGGATCGTCGCGGTCCCGTAGGGCTGATTGGGGTTGACGCCCGGTGGCGGTCCACCGGGAACGCCGAGTTGATTGCGGATTCGCGCTTCGCGTTCCTTTGCGGTCTCGCCGCCGACGCCGGGAAACAATTCCGGCGTGGCGTGCGCGCCCGGCGACGCTTCGAGGATGCGGCGCTTATCTTCGTCGCTGAGCCCTTTGGCGAGCGGCGACTCGTTGAGGATATCCTCCGCGGTCGGCATTCCGTTGAGCCGCGTCCGGACATCGCCCAGGTAGCGGACAAGCGACGCAAGCGCCTCGACCAGCTTCAACACGACACCGAGCACGGCGCCGAAATCCTCCGCCATCTGTTTGGCGGCGCCGCTCTTGACCCAGTTCTCGAAAGCCTTCCCCATGCGCTCGATCTCGGCGCTGATCTCGCCCTTGTGTTCGCGCAGGTAGCCGGCGAGCTCGCCGAAGACTTCACTCAGCGCGGGCGCAACGGCGCCGGAGATCGTCGCCCCCAGGTCGTAAAACGCGGTGTTGAGCGTCGCCATCGAGAGTTCCATCTCGCGCAACGATCGCGTCCGCTCCGCGGTGAGCGTCTGCATCGCTTTCTCACGCTTGATGAATTCCTCGGTCGAGATGTTCATCGCCTTGTATTGGAGATAGGTGTCGGCGAGCGCCTGACCTCCCAGCCGCAGGGCTTCCCGTTGGCGATCCATCGCGTTCGGAATCGCGTCGAGGTGCTTCAACACGTCGGCTTCGATATCGATCGTGTCGCGCAGGTTTCCGTTGAAGTCGACGAGCGCGATCCCGGCTTGATGGAAGGCATAGGCCGCGGTGCCGTTGAGCCCGATCGCGGCGTCGTATGCGGTGTTCCTCAGTTCCTTGAGCGCTTCGATCGCGGTTTGAGCATTGCCGCCGACCGACCGCATCGCCTGCGCGACGCCGGATAGTTTTTCGGGCGTCTCGTCGAGCAACAATCCGGTTTTGGTGAGCTCGATCGCCATGTCGCCAAAATCGGTGACAAGCTTCCCGAGGCCCGCGAGCGTCGTCGCGCTGGTGATCGCGCCCAGGGCAGGCACCATGCGCCCGACCGATTGGGCAGCGGAGAGGGCGGCGCCGCCGATCGCCTTAAATCCGTTCTCAACGGCGCGCAGGCCCGACACGTCGATAAACTTCGACATGGTCTTAGCCTGCGCCTCCAGCGGCGCGCGCAATTGTTGGATGCGCTTGTTGATCGCGTTGATCTGCGCGGTCGCTTGGTCGACGACGGTATAGGTGACACTGTAGCCGGCCATCTACTCAGTCCGCGCGTTGTCGCGGGTGATGATGCGGTTCGCCTGATCGAGCCACCAGACGAGCTCGGTCCCCGTCAGCGCCCAGGCGTCGCGCGGCGACCAGTGCCAGTAATGGGTGAGGTCCGCGATCAGATCGCGCCAGTTGACAGGCCACCGGGCATATAAGCCGATAAAAAATCCGTGGCCTTGGTGATCTGGCTGATCCGCAATTGCTCGACGACGCCGCGCGGCACGTCCGCGACGAGGCTGATCAACACAAACTGGTACATCCGCAGTTTCACGTAGGTAAGCGGCGGCACGAGCTCTTGCTCCGCCTTAATGACCTGCTGCCCGGTCGGTTCCTCAAGGCGCAATTCGGTGTAGGTCTTTTCGTTCGACCAGGTGATCGGCGGGTCGATCTCGATAACCAGAGTACGCGGGAGGTCGTCGGCCGGGTGCGCCCCGTCGCCGGGATTGTGCAGGCCGACGCCGTTCATCGGCGCACTCATTGCGCGGCCTGTTCGGAAACGTCGACGCCGTCGAACCGCACCTGGAACGTGCCCTCCGCGGCGCGGACCTCGAGCGCGGACGTGTTCCACATATTCGAGCCCGCGACGATCTTGCCGTTCGCAAGCTGCACCTGGACCTCGACGCAGCGCATGTCGTTGAAGTCGCCGACCACGATCGATCCGGAGTCGCGCAGGGTCGCTTCGATGTAACCTTGGATCGGGACCTCGCTAAAGCCGTGCACGCTGTCGAGCCCGACCAGCGTCTCGCGCTTCCACTTGGCCGGCGACCACGTGACATCCGACACGACCATGTACGCGGTCCCATCGATCGAAACGCCGGTGATCCCGGCGAGCCGCTCACAATTCGCCATTGCCGTTATCTCCCTAGCTCCCGAGCTAATCAGACCGCTTAGCTCTTGCGGAATTGCAGCAAAATCGCGATCTGCCGCAGTTGATTGACGAGGTCGACGGGCGCGAGGATTTTCACGAGCCCATGCCCCGCGTCCTCGGTGACGATGTTGCGGGCAAAGGTCGCGCTGTTCTGGACGTAGCCGTTCGCCTCGAGCACCCGATACTCGGCGACGACACTCGCCTGGATCATCGCGGGCGTGACGCAATTGCTGCCCGGCAGGACCGGCGTCCCGTTGGTGACGAGCTTCTTTCGGCTGTAGCGGGATAGCAGGTAATTGGCCAGATCGCGCGCGACGAACATCAACCCATACATCGTCTCAACGTCGAGGTAGCTGTCGTCGTCGGCGCCGGCGGCGTTGTGTTGGTAGGTGGTTCGCATCCTCTCAATGATGACGGCGCCGGCATCGTTCACTCGGAACGTGCTGATCCCGTCGTAGAGCAAGGTGTTCCGCTCGCCGATCGACAGGCGCGATTGAACGGGCGGCGCCTTGAGCTGCGTCGCGATGTATTGCAGCGGGAGCCCCGGATCGACGCGCAGGCTCGCGGCGCAGTAGCCGCCGATTTGAGCGGCCCACACCCAGGCCGGATCGGGGCTGTCGTCAAACCCCATCACCGCCATGTGCTGATCGTTGCGCGCGGTCCCGAAGGCGGTGAGCTCGCCCAGCGTTCCGCGATACGCGGAGAACGCGCCGCCGTAGAGCATTTGCTCCCAGGACCATCGACCCTGATAGTCCGAGAGGAACACTTCCATTGCGTTCAAATTGGCGGTGTCGGTGTAGGGAACGACGATGAAGTCGTAGGTTTGATCCGACAGGTTCGCGAGCCCCGGCGTGATGTCAGGGTTTCCCGTCCCACCGGTCATGGCGATGATCGTGGCGGTGACGCCCTGTGGCGTGAATTCCCCGCCGAGTTGCCCGAGATAGTTGATCCGGAGATCGATGTCGTTACCGGCCTCGCCCTTGTTTTTGGCGGTGAGCGTGACGGTATCGGTCGCGGCGACGGCGTCGACGGCGAGATCGGGGTTGCTGGTGACTGCGGCGGCGAACTTTGTCGCCATTGCGGCGCCGTCATCGTTGAGGTTGACGCCGATTTGAACGCGCACGCCGCCGACGTAGATGTTGAAGGTACCGGGCACGGTGCACGGACCGGCGAATTTGATTGACCCGGTGGCAGCCTGCCCCGCCGGATTGTCGGCGTAGGGGAGAATCCAGAGATCGCCGAAATCATCGCCGAGTAGGTAGTTCTGTGCCATCTGCGCGAGCATCGATCCCCGCCCGCAGGCAAGCTGCACCTGGGTCAGCGATTGGACCTCGATCGGCTGCAACGGCACGGCGTCGCCATCCTCAGTGATCGAGCCGAGTAGGAGCGAACGTTGAAGCGTCTGCGCCGCGTTGGCCTGCGACGGGTCCATCTCGACATAGACGCCAGGGACGCGGTTCGACTCCGGGTAGTAGGTGAATTGGATCGCCATCGGTTAATCCTCCTTGGCCGCGGCGCGTGTCCTCGGCGCCGGATCGTCGACAAGCACGACATCCCCGTCGCGCAGCCGACGGGTCCAATAGATCGACGCCGGGACCTCGCGGACCTCGTCGGGCGTCATTATCTGGCGGGTGTCCGGGTCGCGGAGCGCGCGGCCCTCGGCGAGCTTCACTTTCATTTCGCGACCTCCTCATCGATCGGTGTCGGCACTGGCGGTGGTTCGACGGGTTGACCGGCTGTCGGGATCACGACGATCGCCGCCGGCGGCGTGAGATCGTCCGGCGGCAGCGGCGCGAACGGCGGCGCCTTGTAGATGTCGACCTCGATCCCCACGAGATCGACGGGCTCGCCAGGCTCGTGCCAGCCGTCGTCATCGTTCACCTGGAAGGGGAGCAAGAACTCCCATTGGTAAAAGAGGCGCGCGCGGTCCAGGTCGAGGAACCGCCCGCCGGCCATCTGGTAGCCCTGCATGTTTGGCACGCGGCACTCGACCGGCGACCAGTTGATCAGCGCGGAAAACAGCGCGGCCTCGACGATGTCGTACTGCATCGCCGGATCCTGGCCGCGGCGGTCCGCGGTGGCGTCGAGCTCGACAATGACCCCGATCATCTTTCGCACGATCTGGAAGTAGCCGACCATGTTGGCGTTGGGCTCGGCTTCCTGATCGAGCGGCACGACATAGGCGGCGGGAAGCGGGAGGCTCGCGGCGTAATCCTCCAGCCCCAGGCGGAAATTCGCGGTGCCCGCGACGTTGCCGTTGAACACCGGGCAATAGGCGCGGAGATGTTCGATCGTCGGGCCAAGGATCATTTCGTCTCGCGCCACGTGAGCCCTTCGGACAGCGCCTTGCGGACCCGGCGATCGAGCTCGGCTTGCGCCTGCTGCATGACGCGGTCGAGATGCGGACGCGGCGCCATGATGCGGTTGCCGTAGCGGCGCGATCGCCGGCGAGCGGAGCGCGCGGCGCGTGATCCGGGATTGCCGCCACCGCGGGCGCCGGCCTCCAGGAACAGCGAATAGAACGCGCGTTCCCGGACGGCAAAGCCGGTGCCGTCCTTGTAGGTGTAGGTCTTAATCGACGTGCCGAGCGTTCCGGTGACGCGCACAGGCGGCGATCCGGGCGCGGACGCACGGTAGCGGCCCGGACGATAAGACCCCCGGTAGGCTGCGCCGCCGCCCCCGTAATAGAGCCGGCCCGATCCGGCGTTCGAACTGATCAGCGCGCGATCCTTGCGGGCGACGTCGCGCGCGGCCGCGGCCATAACGGCGCGGAGTGCGCGCCGATCGAGGGCGACCTCGCCCCAATGGTTGATGCGGAGTTTAAGCGCGGCCATCGTAGATCGCGGCGCGGACGGCACAGTCCTTCGCCTCCAGCAATTTCCGCAGCGCAACGGTCCGCTCCGGGTTGCGTGGCACCTTCTCGACGATCTGCAAGGCAAGCTGCCAGAACGGGCGGCTCACGTTCTGGAGTGGCACCGGGAGATGATCCCAGGCGAAGAACTGCAGCATCGGTTCGCGAGTGTCAGCCATCAGTTGAGCACCGGGTTTTCCGCAAATTCGGCTTCGCGTTCCTCGTCGGTGTCGCCGACGGTGGTTTTGGTCCGCTCAAACTCGCATTCGAGCTCGACGAACCGCTTCCGGCCGGCGAGCTCTTTCACACGGCGGACGCGGTAGAGCTCGGTGCGTTTCGTCCCATCGGATGGGCGCGTCGTCGTCCGCATGACGACGTAGATCGTCTCGACATAGTCGACCCACCGCATCCGGATGAGGTGACTAACCGGCGTGTCGACGACGGCAGAGCCGTAGAACGTGCCGGGATAGGTCGGCTGGATATCGGCGTGAACCTTGGCGATCGGCACGAGGTTTTCGGAAATGGCGCTGTTCGGTCCCGGTGACTGATCGCGGCGATAGAGCGTCACGAGCCAGCGGAGCGAGCCGATCCCGGTCGAGTAGGGCAGCGAGCCCGAGGGATTATCCGGCAAACTGGAACAGCCTGTAGGGACCGAGCAACGCATAGGCGGCGTCGCACGCCTCGACCGCGACGTCGCCACGGTTCTCGTAAAAGGCGGCGGTCAGCATGAGGATGCCTTGCTTAATCAGCGGCGGCACGGCGGCCGGGTCGTCGCCGTAGCCGGCGGTGTAGTCGAACTGGATCGAGCGGGTCGAGATCATCGGCGCAATGCCGGCACTGACGTTGACCATCGCCGGCGCGGCCTGATTGTTGAGCGTGTATTGATCCGATGGCGCGGGCTGGAGCTCGCCGATATAGCCCCAGTTGACGGCGTCGAGCGTCTGGCACGGCGCCCGCAGCAAGGGGATCGGGCGCAGGAAGCCGGCCGCGGGCCAGTTCAGCGGCAGCACCAAGAGCGATTGCGGCACGAGCGGCGCCGAATAAGGCGGCGGAGCATTGGTGATCGTGTAGCGCAGCTTTTGCGTGATGAACGCGCGGTTCGTCCAGGCTTCGGCCATCACGCGCGCGGCGATGGCGTAGCCCGTCAACAGGTCGTCGTCGTACTCGGCATCAACGCGACAATGCCGGCGCACGAGATCGATGTCGACGGGCTCCGTCGCGGGCGCCTCGATCTCGACGAGGGTCGAGTAGGTCAGAACTCAAACCCTTCCATGAAATCGGGCGCCTTCACCACGCGCGGTTTGCCGGGTCCGCGGATGGCGAGCGGCGCGCCTGTCGGCACGTTGCCCGGTTCCGCGATATCGACAGCGCGGGCGATGCGCCGCGAGACGAGGCCCGCGGCCATGCGCGCGGGAAACGTCGCGACGTCCCCCGGAAAGTAGTTCTGCCATTGCCGCATGAAGCGCACGGCAAAGCCGCGGCCCATCGGACCGGCGCGGACGGGCGGATCAGGTTCGGCCATCGATCAGCCCCCCCTTATGCGCCAGTGGCGCCGGCCGAGCCGCTGGTGCTGCTCGTGCGGCGTGCGCTGGTCGCTTGAGCGGCAGCGCCCGTTGCGCCCGTGCTCCCCGCCGGCGGGTTTGGCGTCGGGGTGTCCGTGTCCGGATCGATATACGGCCCAGTCGGATACGGCCCACCGCCGGCGTTGTCGGTCAGCGCGCCATCGAACGCGGAGCTTTCGGCCTGCCCCGGATCGTAGAGGGTCGGCGGCGGATTGGCCCCGGTGGCGACCGCTGGCCACGCGGACGGCACCATCGCCCAGGACTTGTTGAGCGGTTGCGACGACCACGGCGCCCCCGGCACCCCGGCGAGGCCCGCGAACTTCCAATCTGCGACGATGAGGATCGCCAAGGACTGAAGGTGCCGCATGTTGAAATCGTGCTCGGCGATCACGCGGAACAGGCTTTGATCCCGCTGGAAGGTCGAGACGATGTCGCCATCGGTGCCGTAATACGCGGCGACGTCCGACATATCGACCTGCACCGACATGGTGTCGGCGATGATCGTGTCCGCCATGTCGACGAGGTAAATCTCGGAGCCGTTGCCGCCGCCGAGATTGGTCGGAATCTGCTGCGTGATCGAGAACGGGATACCCTCCAGGGTGCCGCCCGCCATCTCGTCCTTGTAGTAGAACCCGCCCACCTGATCGCGCCGGGTCGCGATGAACCGGGCGATTGTCGGCGCCATGAACCAGTGCGGGCGCAGCATCCGGCTCATCCCGTTGGTGAGCGTGAGGATACCCGCGGACAATGCGGCGACGACCTCGTCGAGCCCCGATGATCCGGCGGCGATCGCGGGAACCGTGATCAGGTTCGCCGGCAGCACGAGCGATCGCCAGCCGATCGGCGATTTGCCCGAACCGTCACTCCGGATAAAAACGATGTCCTCCTTGCGGGCGATCGTCTCGACGAGGTCGTCGCGGATGATCGGTTCGATCCCGATCGGCGAGCGGCGCAGGAGGTCATTCGACACCGGGACCATTGCGGTCAACTTTTTGGCCGACAGGTCGACGTCGTCGAACACTTCCTCCGTGAGCGACATATCGTCCATTTCGCCTTGGTAGTTGGCCGAGGCGCCGCCGGCGAGGCGCGGGATCGTCATGTTGCCGAGAGGCATCCCGACACCCACCGGGCTCGCGTTGCGCACGACGACGCGGGCGCGTAGGAGCTCGATCAGGTCCGGCATGAAGTCTTGCGGGATGAGCGCGCCCCCTTCACTCACGACTTGGGTGTTGAGCGCCTTCACTTCCTTGGCGACGCGGTCGTCGTGGAATCGGCGCGAGATGAAGTTGGCGGTTTGATCCCACGTCGCGCCGTTCATCTTGCGATAGGCGACGGCGATCATGAACCGGGCGACCGAGAAGCCCTTTTCGGCATCGTTTGGACGCCGCGCAGGCGTGGCGAACACTCGGAAGCCACCGCGGGTGATCACACCGCGGGCGGAGGCGGTGTTGTCGTCGTCGCCGTCACCGGAACCGGCATCGTCGCCGTTGCCGCTCTCGCCGTTGCCGTCGTCTGCGGTCGAGGCTTCCGCGGCGAGCGCGGCCTCGAGACGCGAAATCCGGCCCTCAAGGGCGGCGAGCTCGACTTGCAACTGTTGGAATTCCGAGAGCGTGTCCTCGGAAAGCGCCTCGCCTTCCGGGAGCTCGTCCTCCTGCTTGGTGATCGCCTTCATCCGCGCGGCGATCTCCCCGCGACGGCGTAGGTACTCGTGCAGCTTTTCGGTCGTCATCGAATTGCCCTCCGCGGGAAGATGTTCGCGACAGCCGCGGCGCGGGCTCGGCGCCCACGACCGGTGTCGAATGCCGCGACGGTTGCGGTGGTGCCTTCATCGGTGGCGACAGGTTCCTCGATCAGCGCCTCGGGATTGGCCGGGACGGTCACGAGCGAGAGCTCGACGAGCTCGGATGAGTGGAAGTCGATCCCCGGAAACCAATCGTCGGCACCGCGTTCCGGGTCGTCGGTGAAATCCCATTTGAGCGGACGGAAGCCGACCGACGTCGCCGACAGCCAGCCATCTTTGGCGAGCTTGTAAATCTGATCGGCCCAGGCCGAGGCCGTCCCGTAGCCTTCATCGGGCAGGAAGCGCACGGCGGACGTGAGGCGTCCGTTTTTCACGCCGACGTCGAGCGCCTTGCCGATCGGCGGCATCGATGCGTTGTGCCCCCACAGAACGACCGGGTTTTTGGCGAAGTGATCGAGCACCCAGCCGGATTGATCGATGCGGTCCTGGTCGCGATCGACGGACCCGGTCGAGATCACAAAGCGGAGCGTGCGATCGTCCAGTTTCTCGACGGGCTCGATCACCTCGGATTTCACGACGCCGACAAGCGGCGCGCGTTTGGCCATGACGATCCGGCGGTCCGCCGTCCGCGTCGCGACCATCGATTTGAACGTGTTCGACGAGACGAGCGGGATCATTCTTCGTTGAGCTCCCCATCGTTGTCGCCGTCGCGGGGCGTCTGCTGCGCGGCGTTGGTCGGGTCGATCGGGTTGCCGGTGTTGAGTGGCACGCGGTACTCGTCACCGCCCGGAATCGGGTTCATGCCCTCGCGGGCGCGGACCTCGTTTCGGTTCAAAAACCCGTTGTTGAGCCCGGTTTGATAGGCGGAATACCGCTGGCTCATGTCGCCGGTGAGCAACGTCGAATAATCGAAGCGGACTTCATAGTCCCCGCGCTCGTCATCGAACAACAGCCCGTCACCCAGCACGTCGGAAAGCTGGTCGGTGTGCGGCTGCAAGCAATCATCGATGTATTGCTGCTGCTGTTGCTCCAGGTTGTTGAAGGTCGCGCGGCCATATTCGCCGACCTTGTGCGGCGGCACGCGGTACAGCCGGCAGATGTCGATCACCTGGAACTGCCGCGTCTGGAGAAATTGCGCGTCCTCGTTGGTCAGCGCGATTTTCTCGTACTTCATGCCTTCTTCGAGGACCGCGATCTTGTGCGCGTTCTGGACCCCGGAATGAACATCGCGCCACGATTGCGCGATCGCCTGCATCGTCTCGGTGCCGATGCGTCCGGGATGGCTGAGCACGCCACCGACTTGCCCGCCCTGGCGGAACAAAATCGCGCCGTGCTGTTGGGTGGCGAGCGCGAGCCCGACGACATCTTGCGCGCAGGCGATCGGCGAGAGTCCGACGAAGCCGTCGAAGCTCATATTCATCATGTGCACCATGTTCTCGCTCGGCACCCGGTAGGTGCCGCCGAGAAAGCGGGAGGTCACGGTGTACCAAACGCGCCCGTAGCCATCACCGCGCACCGGCGGATGGACCGAGACGCTATCCGGCCACACCGGCACGAGCTCGACCGGGCGGCCGACCCGGTCGCGCAGGATCACCATGTAAGCGTTGCCGCGCAGGGAATAGGCGATCAGCACAAAGACCCAGAAGTGAAAGCGCGGTTGCCACCGGTTCGGGCGGCGAAACAGCCGATTAAGCGGATGGCCGCGATCGACGATCCAGCCGCCGTCATCGGTGGCGCGGCGGATTTGCACGCGCAGGCCGGCGATGTCCTCGGCGATACACTTGCAGCACCCATAAACGGCGGCGCTTTGCATCGCGGTGAGCGGCGTGACCGGGATCCCCGCGTTTGACGGGAAGCCCATGCCTGGGAAGTAGGGGAAGGCGAGCGCATTGGTGGTCGAGACGACATCACCCCCGCGGCCACCTGCAGCGGCGACGGCAGGCGCAGCGGGCGCCGGCGGCGCAGTGTCGGATTTCTCCGGTGGTGCGGACGCGGCGGCCGGCGGCGCAGTGTCGGATTTCTCCGGTGGTGCGGACGCGGCGGGACCAAGCGCGATCTGCGGAACGGATGAGGCAATCGGTATGAGGTCGTCGATCAAATCGAGATGATCCCGCGCGTCGGTGTGTAGACGCTGGGCCCCTCGTCGGTCATGCACCGCGCGATGCCCATGATCAGCGCGATCGCGGCGTCGATCTTGTTCTCCGGACGCGGCCGCCGCGGATAGACGTTGCCGCGCGCGTCGTAATGGCCGACGACGTTGCCGATGCACCAGGTCAAGGGTCCGTTGCCGTCGTGGCTGATCCGGCCCGACCGCATGGCGGCGTCGAGCTCCTTGGTCGGCTCCGAGAAGTTTTGCGTCGTCGAGCGGAATTCGACGATCGGCACGCGCGCTTCGTCGAGGCGTTGCGCGAGGTAGGTCGAGCCCCAGGGATCGTAGGCAAAGGACCGCACGCGCAACATGCGCGACCATTCGAGAATGTCGGCCTCGATCGTCGCGTAGTCCGTCTCGTTTCCGGGCGTGATCACGAGATGGCCATCGTTCGCCCACCCCGGATAGGACGGGTTGCGCGCCTCCAGCACCGCGGCCTCGTTAAGGTAGCAGCGGCAAAAGGCGGTGTAGCGTCCGTCGCCCTCGGGGAACACGGCGGCAAGCGCGGCGAGGTCGGTTTTGCTCGCGCCGTCGAACGCGAGATGACACTCGCGGCCGCGGTAATCATCGATCCGCAGCGGCTTCGCGCAGGCCCCCCAGGCGGAGGTCGAGAACAGCGACTCGTCGGCGCCAACCCACACGTTCAAATGACGGGTTTTTGCCGCGGCTTCCTGTGCGGGGTTGTTGCGCGCTTGCTTCATGATCGCGCGGATCGCGTCCGGCTGAACCGAGACGCCCCACCCCGGATTGGCCTTTATCCAGGTCGCCTCCTCCCACGGATCGTCGTCATCGTCGATCGAGTAGATGATGCCAAAAACACGATCGTCCCGCGGACCCGTCGACAGAACCCGCATGAGGTAGTCCCAGAGCTGCTTCCCGATCCCCGCGGCGTTGCCGGTGGCGGTCGAGATGCTAAGAAGGAAGGGCTGACGCCGCTTGCCGGTTGCCGTAAGAAGCGCATCGTAGACCTCGCTGGTGCGGTGCGATCCGATCTCGTCGCACACCGCGCAATGAACGTTGAGCCCGTCGAGTGCCTTCGCGTCACTCGATATCGGAATGAACTTCGACGCGGTCGCTTCCTGAAAGATCGAGTTTGTCAGCACGCCGACGCCCCATTCGCGGCGCAGATCGGTCGAACGGCGCGCCATGTTCTGCGCGGTGTCGAACAAGATGCGCGCCTGATCGCGCGACACCGCGGCCGCGTAGCCCTCGGCGCCGCCCTCGCCCTCGCCAAAGGTGAGGTAAAGCGCGAGGGGTGCGCTAACGGTCGTCTTCCCGTTGCCCTTCGGAACAAAGATCACGCCCTGGCGGAAACGGCGCGTCTCGGTCCCGCGTTCGACCCACCCGAAGATGTTGGCATAGGCGAATTTCTGCCAATCCATAAGCTCGATCGAGCGGCCGGCCATCGGGCCTTTGATGTTGGGCATCGTGCCCGCAAACAGCATGGCGCGCGCGGCAAGGTCCTCGCGGAATTCCCACTGACCATCGCCGCGGCGGGCGACGTCCAGGTCGTCGAGGAACCGGACGCACGCCGCCTTCGCATGATGCGATGCGACGATCGCCCCACCCTCGACCTTCTCGGCGTAGATCACGGCGTCCGGCACGAGGCGCGAGAAATCAGTCACCGCCCTTGACCAATCTCAGCACCGACCAGGGGTTTGTGTCCGGCGTGCCGTCGTCGTTGGCCGCTTCCTGATCCGGCGCGACGACGATCCGGGTCCGCGTCGCCGGCGAGAACCCCAAATCCTGCGCGGCGCGCATCATCGTTTTTCCGGCTTTGTCGATGACGTCGACGAGCGGCGAGGCGACGAGCCCGCCCATCGGTCCGGGGATGAGGTACTTCACCCCGGTTTGCTTATTGAGCTCGTTTTGCGCCGCGGTCGCCTCGAAATGCCGAGTCTCGGCCTCGACCCACACCGCGAGCGTTCCGCGGTCGATCATCCGCAGCAAATGCGCCGGCGCGTGCTCGATCGCGTAGCGCCACGACTTCCTCTGTTCGGTGTTGAAGTGCGACGGCGGTTTGACGAGGTCGCCGAGCGCGATAGGCGCCGCACCGTGGCGATCGGCGCGATAGGTCCCGCGCATCCGGTGCAATTCGGTCGGCACTGGACGCTGCCCGGACGTTCTCATGCCGCGATCTGGATCGCCCACTCCGAGTTGGCCCGCTGCGCGACGCGCACGAGGCCGGGATAGGATCGGCGCAGGCGTTTGATGCAATCGTCCTCGACCGCCTGGGTGCGGTAGTCCTTGCACCCGCCCTCGTCGTGCCAATGGCTGTTGCGCCAATAGAGGTATTCAGCGGTGACGACGCCGCCGTCTTGCACGATGCAGCGGAGGCAAAGCTCGTAATCCTCCTTAACCGCGAAACTCTCGTCAAACGTGGTCCGGCCGTCGTTGACGATCCCCATACACGAGGCGGTCACGTAAGAGCGGAAGCGGAACGGGTGATAGGGATACACGCTCCGGGTCGCCCCGTCGGTCGAGACGCCCCAGATGCGATAACCCAGGCATTCGGTGACGTCGAAAATCTTCGCAAATTCACCGAGCCACACTTCTTCACTGAGCGGGATCGTCTGCGCCGCGTGACTGTGGAGCTTCACATAGCCGGCGGTGACGACGTCGTCGTCGATCATCACCAGCCGGCGGTGGTCGGTGTTCCGCAGAATCCAGTTTCGGGTCGCCGTGATCCCGCGCACGGTGTCCGGCACGGCGACGACATTGCGGCACCCGGTGGCGAGATAAGCCTCGGCCTCGAGGTGCGGCACGAACACGCTCGCCGATGGCAGCACCTTGAGCGAGCGCACCTTGCCGGCGCGGCCCTTAGACGGGATCGCGATCAACATCGGGTTGATAGTTCGGATCGGCGGGAGCCACGAGCCGCGGAATGGGGGGCTCGATCATGGCGAGCACGTCCGCGGCGTGCACGATGCGTTGCGTGCCGACATCGTCGAATTGGGAGCCCTGTTTGTAGCCGCCGCGGCGGACTGGTGTCAGTTTTAAGGCGACCTTGAGCCGTTCCCATTCCTCCGGGCTCGCGCACATGATCAGCGCATATTCGCGCGGCGGTTCCAGTTGCAGCGCCGGCGGCAATTCCTCGCTGGCCAAGCCGTTCGACGTGGCGGCGTCTTTCGCGGCAAAGCCCATCAGCTCCAGGTCGAAATGCTTCCGCAAATCGCTGAGCTCGACCTGCAGAAGAGCTTTGTTCCACGTGGAACCGAGCGCGATCTGATTGTCGGCGAGGCGATAGGCGCGCTTCTGTTCGTCGGTCCAGCCGCGCGCGACAATCACCGGTACTTCCACAAGGCCCAACGTCGGCGCCGCTAACACACGCCCTGCGCCCGCGATGATCTCGCCTTCCTCATCGATCAACACTGGAACGGTCCAACCGAATTCCTTGATCGATGCAGCAATGGTGCTGACCTGTCGCGCACTGTGCACACGCGCGTTGCGGGCGGACGGCATCAATGACGATACCGGCCGCCGCTCAACATGATCAGCCGGCCACGGTAATGGCTCAGGCGGTTTCTTTGTCGTCGACCTGGCTCTCGCCATCGTCCTCGTGCTCGTCTTCGCCCGGTTCGCGGCGTTCGTGATCGCCCTCGCCGGGGTCGTCTTGCGGTTTCGGATCGGGTGTCAGCATTGGCCCTCCTTGATGAAGGCACACGAGCCCTGCAGCGGGCAGGGTGGCGGGCAGCCGCCGCAGAACGCGCACGGCATTCGGAACCCCTCCCGGTCGCGGGGGTAGGGGGGGTAAAACTTTGGACCAACCGCGGTCTGGATCGCGCCCCAGTCATCTTTTTTCGGTGTCGCATGGGGAGTTTTGAGGCTCATCGGCGAACCGGGTTGCCGAAACCGCCGTCGCGCGCCGCGGTTTTCTTGTCGTGACAGGGTTTCGTCATCGCCTGGAGATTGTCCCAAGCGTACATCAGCGCGTGATCGCCGTTGTGCGGCGTGCGGTGATCGACGACGGTCGCGGGGCGGCCGCAGTGATCCTCACACTCACAAATCGGGTGCGCGCGCAAATACATGAGGCGCAATCGGCGCCACTGATGCCCGTAAATCCGGGACGGCGACGGGCGCGCGGCGTCGTAAAGACGGCGGCGATCGGCGCTCGAAAGGTAGCCAGCCGCTCGATGCAGCGGCGCGCGTTCTGGCATGTTTTCGGGAAGTATCAGTCGCAACTCGCGAATGATGGTTTTTCCCATAGCCGCGCCGGGAATTCGGAGTCAAGCCGGATTTATTGTCGGGGGCGGCGGCGGAGCCTATATTTAGCGCGGTGGTGACGGGGCGATCGGGCGGGTGGTGCCCCCGATTGCTTACACCGAGCGGCTTCCGGACTACGGTTCGGGGGCCGCTTCCTTTTTGGGTTTCGGCGGCTCCCATCGCGGCGGCAGCTTCCCGCGCGCCTTCATGTGTCGGTAGACCTTGAACAGCTCCCACAGGTTCGCATGGCACAGCCCGAGCGCCTCGGCGTTGGGCAGCTGGTCGAGCCTGACGACATAGGTCATCCGGCGGATCGGGGTGCGCGGCAGTTCATCCCAATAGATCGCGGGCGTCTCGCGCCCGGCCAGGTCCAGTGCGACGACGAAAAAGGCGGCGCGGTCGGTCATGCCGCGGTCACAGCGGGTCGATCCCGAGATCGAGGGCGTCGCTGAGCCAGCGGTCGATCGACGCGCGATCGACGAGCTCGTCGATCCGGGTCCGCAACTGGTCGAGCCCCGGATCGTTGCGCCACACGTCGGCATTGATCCACTGGCGCAGGTAGGCGCGCATCATCGTCACTTGCTCGTCGTCGAGCGGCTTGCCGTGGAGGTAGGCGACGACGACAGGGCGCAAGCGCCCGCTCTGCTCGTATTGCCAGAAGCCGGGAGTATTCATGCGCGGCCCGCGACCCGACACGGCAGGGTGATCGAGCGAGGATCATCGGCGCGCCCCGCTGTTGTGCAACCCGTCTGAAAGCCGCAGATCGTGCACCGCACGGTGTAAACGCCGACGCGCTTCGCAGGATAGGGCAGCGGCGCGCGACAGCGCAGCATGGCACCGCGGGTCACGTCGAGATCAATCCCCTCGGGATAATCGGGATTGGGCGCGCATTCGGGCTCGAAACCACTGTCGCGCCAGTCGATCGTGAACTGGCTCACAGCGCGGCCAGGAATTCGTCGTCGCCGGTGACGATCACGATGGGTCCGACCAGTTGGTCGTCGTTGGTGACGGGCTTCCCATCGTTGGCCTCAGCGAAAAAGGCGTCGAGAGCGGCTTGCCAGAGCAATTGTGCGCCGTGATTGTAGGGCAACCCTTCGAGTTTTCCTTCCTCATGACAGAACGCGACACAGCGCACGCGACGGCCCTCGTCCGGGTCGTGAAACGAGAAGAAAAACGGCACGGTTTCGATAAACCCGCCGACCGCGTCCTGGAGGTCGTCGAGCATGATCACCTCGTCGTACTGAATGACGGTCGGTGTCGTCTCACCCGGTCGGATCAGCCATAGCTTCCCTTTCATCGTGGTGCCTCCGTAGTTTGAGCCATGACGCCGGCGAGTAATTGCAGCGTCTCAATCGCCCAGCGGCGGATGGTTTTCGGGTCGACGCGGTATCGGCGCCCGAGCTCGGCCCATGGCATGTCGACGACGACGACGAGATCGACGAGGCGCGCGGCAAAGGCGCCGAGTTTCGCGCGGATCGCTGTCAAGCGGCGGTCCGCGGACGCGCGTCCGGTGATTTCAGCCCCGGCGGTCGCGCGATCGATGGTTTCGGTCCGCAGCGCGCCCCAGGCGGAGGCGCCGACGCGCTCGACGAGGTCCCGATAGGCGATCGCGGCCAGATACTCGCGCGGGCCGATCGATTTGTCGGCGACGAGGTCGTCGAGGCGCGTCCGGCGGCGCCAGAAAGGGCGAAAATTATCGTCGTCGACCGCGGGCGCGTCGAATTCGACGTGTTGGCGCAGATACGAGCTCACCATCGGTGGTGCGGGCGCAGCGGAACGCGCCAGCCCTCCAGGACCTCGAGCATTTCGTCGACCGAGTGCGCGATCGCGATGTCGAGCACCCCGCCAGAGGCGATCAATTGCGGAAACGTGTCCTCCTGACCGGCGAGGATCCTGGGGGAGCCCCGGCGGGTCCGCGCGATCCGGGTTTTCGACAGGCGCCCGCCCTGGCGCTTCAATTCGATGCAGTAAACCCCGGCATGAAGGACCCAAAGGTCCGGCATCCCGCGCTTGAGGCCCATGCGGGAGTAGCGGGCCATCTGCTGCGCGGAGAGTTGCGTCGCGCCGGCCGGATAGCAAAACCACAGCGCCGGCGGCAGTAACAGGCGATCGAGCGCGGCCGCGCAAGCCTCGTGGATGTCCTGCTCGGCGACGAGCTCGGGCGTCAGTCGAAAGGCCGGCGCGGCGCCGAGCATCAAATGGTGAACCCATGCCGCAGCAAGATTTCGCGCGGCGTATCACCGGGAATCCCACCCAGGCGGCGACACAATCGATAGAGGTTTTCAAGGGCCGTAGCGTTCCGCTGAGCGCCCTCCGCGAATTTCCGCAAATAGCCATAGCCCTCGGGCAAGGATTGAAAATCCTCGTCGAAAGTCTCGACGTAGATCGTCTCGTTTGGCTCGTCTGCCGGTAGCGCATAGTTGCGCGGGCAGGGATCGCAAATGTCGGCGAAATCCGGAAATTCAGGCGTTCCGCGCGCGACTGCAGCCGCACCGGCGGCGGCATGAGCTCGCGCACCCGATCGCGCCCTTTCCTCCTGGATCACGTCGCGGCAAAGCGCGGTCAGCGCGTCGATGATGAATAGGCGCGTGACCTCAGCAGTAAAGGTGAAGGCGTCGTAGATTTCGAGCGCGATATCACGCGCTTTTACGCGCGGCGTCCTCAGTCGAATCCGGTTCCGACAGTCGCGTATCTGCTCGATCACTTCTCCCTTCGTCAACAGTAGAGGCATTGGGCGATCCCCCGGTTAGGGCGGCGTGTAATTCGGTGAGGTAGGCGATCGCGATCGGCAAATCGTCGAGAATGTTTAGGCGGGTCCATTTGCCGATTTTGTCGATCGACGCGGCGACGGGGTTGTCGGCGGCATGGCGCGCAACGGCGCGGATCACGCCGAACGTGTCGAGCCCGGAGTGATCAGGGCGCGACAGCTTGATCGGCGGCGTCATGGGCAACTCGTGAAGAATTGTCGGCGGCGACGGATGGTCCTCGCGCCAGACCTCGCGGATCGTGTTTTTAAGATCGGCCAGGCTGGTGATCGGCTCGCCGCTCTCAATTCGGGCGACGGTCTTTACTACCAGCTCGGCGACTTCCGGGTCGTCGTCGACATCGGCCGCGCCGATCGCGGCGGTGTTCATGGTCGCGACGGTGCCATGCTTCGTCGTGTAGGTCCGCTCGTCACTGGGAGAACTCCCGCGAAGCTGCGCGACAAGGTGGTGATTGACCGCGCAGCGGCGGGCGATTTCGCGATCCGACCAGCACGCCCATTCCGGATCGGCGAGCATCGTCGACACCGCACGGCGCTTGTCCTCGTTGGTCCGACGCAAACCGTGCGTCGCGTTGACGCCGACCGAATAGAGGACCGCGTCGCGCCGAGTGCCCGGTCGGACCTCGGCGTTGATCGTCTCTTGTCCGGTCGCCTTCTTCGCGGCGTAGCGGTGGAACCCATCGGCGAGCCAATGGTCGACGGTGTCGTGAAAGACCGTCACCGGCGGGAATGTCGCACCCGCCGCCAGCGCCTCGGCATATTCAGCGACGACGCCCAAATCGAGTTGGGCGCGCGGCTGACAAGCGTCATCGAGACGGATCGCGGCGAGGGCGAGATGGTGGATCATGCGTTGCCCTGCGGCATTGACGGGCTACCGTCCCAGATCCCCTTGTCGGGCGCCGGCTTGGTGGCCTCGGTCTTTTTCGGGCGTCCGCGGTGCAGTGGTTGCTTCGCGAATTCGGGCGGCTTGGTGACGGTCGCGTCGTCGGCGCCGTCGCCGGGTTTCTCGCCCCAGCGGTGCGTCGGATATTTCGGGCGCGGTGCCGATGCGCGACCGAGCGGCAGATCGGCGAGAAGCCCGACCGCGCGGCGATACGCTGCCTGGGTCGCGAAAAACGTCTCGCGTGCCTCGTCCTCCATTTCCATTTCGCGGACGATCCCGCGGATCATCTCCGGGACGAAGCCGGCGCCCTTGGCCTCCTTCATGACCTCGCCAAGCGACTCGTTGATCTCGCGGCGTTCGGCGCGCAACTCCCTGGTCCGCTCGCAATAGCGCTTCAATGCTTCGCGATCGACGACGCCCTCGTGTGCTTCCGGCATTTTCCACTTCCTCCTTCGTGGTCATTTCCAAACGACGGACCGCCGCCGAGGCCCACAACAACGACGACGGTCCGCCTTCCCCCTCCCCCAAGCTCAGGCAGCGGTGCGGCGCTGCCGGTCCCGGTCCTGTAGCTCGCGCAGGCGATCGCGCGCTTCCTGGAGACGGGCGGCGTTGGCGGCGTCCCATTCGGCGAGCTTGCCGGCCCGATAGGCGTCGCCGCGGGCGTAGCGCATCGTGTTGATCGCTTCCGCCAGGCGCCGTTCTTCGGCGTGGTCGCGTTGGCGCTGTGTTGGAACCGGGGCCGGCGCTGGCAGGGCGCGGGTCGCCCGCCATTGACGGCGATCGCGTTCCTCCTGGCACAATTTGCGGATGTCCGCGGGGAGCGGGCGGCGGGTTTCGCTGCGGCGCCATTCCGCGCACGCCTCTTGCACGACGCCGGAACCGAATTCGATGAGGTCACCGATCCAGTCCTCCACCTGCGCCTGCCGCGCGGCGGGGTGTTCCTCCGCCGTCCAGTAGTGGCTGAGCAGCTTCGTCACCAGGATCGAGATCGCGGAGACCGTTGCGGGCGATGTAGGCTTCGGCGGCACGTGCGCCTCCCTCGAAAAGGGTTGTCATCGGTCCATAGCGGCGGGGCTTCTCGCGTGGGCGCGTCGCGCGCGGGTCGCGCGCGGACTCCCCCGAAGGGGGAGAGTCCTTTCCTTTTTCTTTGTCGAAAATTGGCATTGATTTTAAAGACGGTTCACGTTTTGGCTGCCCCGCTTTTGCCCCGCTTTTGCCCCGCTTTTGCCCCGGCTCCCAGCCCGTCCATTCCATCGTCAAGGCGACCAATTCGGCGATCGTGCGATGGTAGAGGCGCCCGTCGTCGGCGAGCTCCCAACCGCGTAAAGCCATCGCCTTCACCCGGTGCCACT